AAGAATGGGCGGTTTATAAACCTTTAACTGGCAGAAAATGCACAGACCCGAATAAGGTGAGGCGACAGAACACTCCGTGATGTGTTTGGTTTGGCAAAGGGGATAGCCAATCTGCCGCCTCTTAATTAGTTTAACCCAGTTTTAAGTTTGTAAAGGCGCAACAAACACAGAAAAGCCTCATATCCATCTTTTAAGTCTTGTTCTTTATGTTCGTAGATTGCAACCTCATTAGTATCACCATTAATGTATACATTGGCGCATCGTGCAGATGGGGCTAGAACCTCTCTGTAAGCTGCTAACTGTAGTGTATTCTCATACCAGGGTGTTTGTTCACCAGGGCTTTTTATTGTCGTTTTGAAGTCTAAAACTACCCCAGCAAAGTCAAAGCGTGGTCTGCAATAAAGGTCGCAGCGTCCACCATAGCCTTCTTTATTAACCAGACTCTGTTCAGGAATCCAAAGCTGAGTGCCAAAATAGTCTTGTATGGCTTTATCTACCACTTGAACATACGCAGGCATATCCGGCATATATTCTTGGCTGTAAAACGCTTCCATGAAGTCATGTATAAGAGTTCCCCTAGCCATTGCATCTTGGGACTTTTTCTTAGCTAATTCAATAACACGACTTAAATAAGACTTTTCATCTTCTCCATCTAGGCGAGGATTAGCAACGGTGGCAAGGATGGCTTCTTGCTGAAAATAGGTTTGTAGGCCGTCTTTTAATAGCTGTCCTGTAATAGTGCTGACACTTGGCACAAGCGTTCCAGGCGCAGCTTTTGCATCTCTAAGTGTAGTATTGCGGACTTTTCCAGTTTTTTTACTGACAGTCGTATATCTGGGTTGACCCGTTTCGGCACAGTACCAATGTTGTGACATAAAATTCCCCTTATTTGCATAGCTAATTAAGTAACTCTAAAATTGAATCTCTATCTGTTGTATTTAAACAACAGTCGGCACAGGTTTGTATTACATCCCTAATGATGGCAGCTAAGTCATTAACCTCAAATGATATTAACTGTCTTTCTTCATCTACCCCAAAAGGTTCTGTAGAAATGGTAGCTTTATCTTTAATAACATCTTTGATATGACTTAGCATGACTATCTCCTAAAAAGGTAGGTCTGAATCTTCAATGGTATTTCGTGGCATCTCGTCAGCACCTTTAGCGGTAAAGCCTTTAGGTTGTTTTTCTTTGCCGATAGACACGCTAAAAAACTTGCCCTTTGTGCCTTCCTTAACCCACGCAGATAAATAACATTCACGGTTATTGACCATAATGCTGCCTGTATAGTCTGGATGAGTTTCAGTTGTTTTGCGGTCATTTTTAAATAAACTCCCAGAACCTTCTTTTGGTACATAAGCCATGATTAAATATCCTTTGCTTTTACTACGGGTTTAGGTGACGAAGCGGCATTACCGTCATCGTCTGCTTGTACTACTCCTACTACTGCTGCTAATGCGTATCTACGCATATAAGTTAAAGCTGACCCAGCGCCTTGTGCGTCAGGCTTTGTAACGGGTACAGACATCTCTTGACCAATCCATTCGCCAGATGAATGAGAAAGTATGGTGTTTAATGACATACATCCTTCAAAAAACTCGCCAGGGAATTGCATAACACAGAGGCCGTTTTCAGCCAATAAACTGCGACAAGCATCCCACACAGACTCCAAATCAGCGTACTTACTTTTGAAAAAAGGATTAGCAGAGTCTTTAACAGCATAGGTTAGTTTCCCTTGTACGATTGATAGTGCTTTTGCTAAATTAGCAATACTTTCAGACTGTTGCATTATTTTTCTCCCTATGTTTGTGCAAAACAGAATCATATTCTTCTGTCAAAATTCCTATTGCATCTTTAAGAATGTCAGCCTTCATAAGCCAATCCTGTTCTTGAAATTCAGATGAATAGGTAATGACTGTTTCATCATGTTCTAGCCAACGCACATCAAACGCTTTAATCATTTTGCACCTCCAAAGATTGCGCCAAAGTCATTAAACACTTGTGTTAATACTGGATTCTTTTTCCAGCGATTAGGTTTGCCACACGCTTGACGAATACAATCTACCTGCGCTTGTGTAAGTAGTTCGCCACCATATTCCATGCAGTCAAGTGCCTCTTCTAAATATTCTTCGTGTTCTAGCATTAGTTGGTTTAGTTCACCCATTTAAATCCCCTTGAATGGCATAGCAAAATTGCTATAAGTAAGACGATAAGCTAACTTGTTATTATTGTCAACACCTTTATAAAATAATTACTTGTGTGGTAAGATAGCCACATGGAAAGACATCTAAAACTTACCGATGACGCAATTATTAACATTTTAGGCGGCACAAATGCAGTTGCTAGGATGTGTAAAGTTGCTTCTACCGCAGTCACTCAATGGCGCAAAAACGGCATACCTGCTGATAGATTTATGTTTTTAGCCGCCAGAATAGAAAAAGAATCACATGGGTTAGTAAGTCGTAAGGATTTGTTTCCAAACAACTTTTGGCTTATATGGCCTGAGATGTTGGAAAAACCCAACAGTTTTGGCTTGCAAATAGGTATAGACGAGGAGTAATATCATCCTCCGCACTCCAGGCGTACTAAGCACCTAAATCGGTGGCGTGGAAGAAAAGATAGGCTGGTGATAACCCCATTGCAAGCCTCGTAGCGTTAAATGGCGACTACACAAGATGGAGAGGTCATGGGTGATACAAACTCTCCATCGAATGAACATTAACCTCGGTAGGACTAGGTGTTGGTATTTCTAAGACATTGGGTCAGTTGATAGTTGCCTATCACCCTTGGTCAAGCTATGTGTAAAAAATACAACATTAGGGTTTTGGAGTATTTACTTAACTTCCAATAACTCAGAAACTAGCATTGTTGTTTAACCAAAGGGGATTTAAATGAAATCAATTATTCTGTTTGCACAAGGTGGGTTAGTAGGCCTTTTAATAGTTGTTGTAGTTTTAGGGGTTAATTACCTACGCACCGGCTATGTGTTATGAGTTTTACGATTTACACGCATGACGGCATGAAAGTAATTCAATGGTTTTCGGACATAGATAGTTTATTAAAATCTATGATTAATAACCCTACTGATAGGTATCAAAGGAATGTTTGATGAATTCTGGTCTTTATATCCACGAAAAATTGCTAAAGCAACTGCAAGAAAAGCCTGGGCAAAACTTTCCCCAGAGCAACAACTTATGGCTGCAAAAGCTATTGACACACATTGCCAATACTGGCGAACAAAAGAAACTGAGTTAGAATTTATCCCCCACGCAAGTTCGTGGCTTAATGGCGAAAGGTGGGAGGATTGCATTGTTATTGAACCCAAGAAAGAAAAGATTGACAAAAAATGGATGTTTTCTAACGAAGGTATTGAAGCTAAAGCAAGGGAGTTGGGTGTTTTGGGTACTGGTTATGACTCTTATGACAGCTTAAAACAAAAATGTATGAGGAAGCTAAACATCGCTGTGCTGTAAGATTTTTGTGTAATTTACGACACAAAAAAGGTTTAAAGTGGTTTAGAGAATACATTATTGGTAAACAAGTTTTACACCAATATTTTGCGGATTATCAACAGCAGTACGCTTTAGGAAACAGGGGAGAATGGGGAAAATGGATATTGAAAGATACATTGTCGCAGCAACAGGGCTTGGGTATTTAGTAGTAGGCCTTGCACAATACTTTAAAGGGTCGCCATCTAACGCATTTATATGGTTAGGTTACGCAGCAGCCCAAATCGGTTTATGGATGAACCTCAAATGAACTATTTAAGCGTTTGTTCTGGCATTGAAGCTGCCACAGTAGCTTGGCATCACATGGGATGGAAACCAGTAGGCTTTAGCGAGATTGAGAAGTTTCCTAGCCAAGTACTTGCACACCACTATCCACAAGTCACCAACTTTGGTGATATGACTAAATACAAAGAATGGAAATTAGATGACTCAATCGGACTTTTGGTCGGAGGAACTCCCTGCCAATCATTTAGCGTTGCAGGCTTACGCAAAGGGCTTGACGACCCAAGAGGCAACCTTGCTCTCACCTATGTTGGAATTCTTGACAAGTTTAGACCCAAGTGGTGCGTATGGGAAAATGTGCCAGGTGTCCTCAGTAGCGGTGGAGGACGGGACTTTGGTGCCTTCCTCGGGGCGTTGGGCGAACTCGGGTATGGGTGGGCCTACAGGGTGCTTGATGCTCAAAACTTCGGAGTCGCACAAAGACGCAGAAGAGTGTTTGTTGTCGGATGTCTTAAAGGTTGGGAATCTGCCGCAAAAGTATTATTTGAGTCCGAAAGCCTGTCAGGGAATATTAAACAGGGCAGAAAGAAGGGGGAAAGTGTTGCCGGATATGTTGAAAGCAGCTTTGGACAATATCGTGAAGATGTCATTGCAGGAACAACCAAAGCAAGCGGTGGAGTTTTAGGAGGCGGTTCTGAAACTTTTTTAACTATACCAATTCATGCACAAGCTACACAATATGCAGGCGGTGGTGATAATAGAAATAATGATGGTAAAGGTAATGGTCTAGGTATTGGCAAACCAGGCGACCCAATGAATACTTTAGATACATCAAGCCGCCATGCAGTTGCTACAAGTTTTAATGTAAATGCTAGGCCTGATGAAATGAAATTTTTGGAAGAACAATCTAATACATTAACTGCTAGTCAAAATTCAGGATTAATGCAAAACATGGCGGTTCGCAGACTTACAGAAGTTGAATGCGAAAGACTGCAAGGTTTTCCAGACAATTACACAAACATTAAAGAAAACTGTCCAAGCGGTGCAAGATACAAAGCCCTTGGTAATTCTATGGCTGTGCCGGTAATGCGCTGGATTGGAAAAAGGATTAATAACTATGAAAGACTATGACCCAAATGATGCGATTGACTTCATTTTCAAGAAAGCGCCAGATTATGCAAAGGCAAAGGGAAACCTTGCACAATTCGAGGCATTTAAACATAGCCTTAAAGCTATTGAAATGTCTAAGTCAGAAGCAACAACGATTGGG